ATGCCGCGCAACCCCTGTCATTTGCGTCCGACAACGTTGTGTCTACGTTGCTTTGTGGTTGCGAAGGAGACGAGATGAAAGATGAACTTCGTCGGTACGCAGTGCTCTACATTGACGCGGAGATTGAACGTCTTCGCAAACTTCGGGCAGAACTGTCGCCGCGGAAGACGACAGACTTGCCGCTGCCTGGTCCGCGTCGGAGTGCGAAGCGGTCAGCGGCGCGGAAGAAACGGACTTCGAAAAAAACCGTTGCGGCCGCAACGATGAAGCGCAAGCGCCGTCTGTCAAAGTCGGAGCGCACAGAAATCAGTCGCCGGATGAAACGCTACTGGGCGGACCGAAAGCGTGCCGCGTCCGAACAGAACACCTGAATTCGTTCCATCCTTAATCCGGGGAGTGTCCTGTAAAGTGGACATTTCCCGGGTTTTGATTAGGGCGCCACCCCTAAACCACAAAAAGTCTAGGAAAACCATAGCGTTTTTGCGCTTGACAATACGTCCCGTCTTATGAGACAATTAGTCCATGCTGAATACGAAGTCCAATGCTGTCGCGAAGACGATGGCGACGTTTGACGACGCTAAGCGAATTCTGGCGCGCCTCATGGCACGCGAGAATATCAGCGTGCAATACGTTCCCGGTCTGAAGACGGCTGACTTCAACACAGTGACGCGTATCCTGCGGATTCCGCAGTGGCAGAACCTCAGCGTCGACCAGTTCGACTTGCTCGTTGCGCACGAAGTTGGTCACGCCCTTTACACCAACACCGATTACATCAAGTCCATTCGCGCCAATCGCGGTCTCATGTCCTACTTCAATGTTGTGGAAGACGCACGCATTGAACGGAAGATGAAACAGTCGTTCCCGGGCTTGAAGAAAATCTTCACCCACGGATACGCGGAATTCCACCAGAACGGTCCGCTGTTCAAGGGTACGCGCACCCATATTGAAAATCCGTCTACGGGACAGCGGCATGCTATCAAGTCCATGTCTCTGATTGACCGTATCAACCTGCACTACAAGTTGACGGATGCGACGGTTGATGTGCCGTTTTCGGCGTCGGAACGTTCGTGGCTCGATAAGATTGACGCAGCCACGTCAATGGACGAAGTGTTGGAAATCGCGAAGGCGCTTCATAAGCTGGCGAAAGAACAGAATCAGGACCAGCCGCAGCCTCCGCAGCCTCCGCAGGACAAACAGGACAATTCGGAGCCGTCGGACGATTCGCAGGATTCGTCGGACGATTCGCAGGACAACGAAGACGATACGTCTGATGAGTCCGATGAGTCTGATGCATCTGACGAAGACGATGATGAGGATTCCGATTCGTCCGCGTCGGATACGGACGAAGATTCAGACGATGACTCCGAAGAGTCTGATGCGTCGGATTCAACGTCGGACTCCGATGAATCTGATGAGACGGAAGACTCTGATGACGATTCTTCAGAATCGGACGCGTCCGATGAATCCGACGATTCTACCGAGTCCGACAATGAGACGGAATCGGATGATGATGCCGAGTCTGCTGACAACGACCCGGAAGCGGAAACCGACAAGCATTTCACTGATGCCATGAACGAACTGGGCGAGAATGCCCAGACGGACCAGACGAACGTTCGTCACGTGCTACTGTCGCCGCTGACGGATGCGATTCTGCGTGAACATGTGATGCCCGCGTCGGAGTGGGCAACCACGATGGATTTCCACCAGTTGACCGGAATCTATGGTGGGCGTCTGTCGCCGATGGACGTTGCGGAAAAAGCGTGGAATGATGCGTTCATGTCCACCGCAAAGTTGATGGCGATGGAATTCGAACGTCGCAAGTCTGCCCGTGCGTATGAGCATGCGAAGACCGCGAAGACGGGTCGCATCGACATGGCGAAATTGCACGCGTATAAGTTTGCGGACGATATCTTCAAGCGGTCGATGACCGTTCCTGCCGGGAAGTCGCATGGAATCGTTATGCTGATTGACGGCAGCGATTCGATGCAGAAAGTATTTCCGTCTGTCATCGACCAGGTGCTTCTGTTCGCGAACTTCGCGAAGATGGTCAAGATTCCGTTTGAAGCGTATATGTTCACGAATCACCTGCCGAAAGTGAAGACGGGGAACGTGGACATGGGCGAGATGACGCTGACTATTGCGAACAATTGCAGCATCATCGGACTGGTGAGCACGACCGATACGAACTTCAAACTGCAAATGCGGGCGCTGATTGCCGTGAAGAATGGATATGACAATCCGCACGTTTCCATCGACCGCCTGACGGGCACACCGCTGCACTCTGGCATTCTTCTTGCTGAGCGGATGGTTGCGCGGATGAAGCAGAATCACAAGCTTGACAAGATGACGTTCATCTGTGTGTCGGACGGTGACGATAACTCCATGATGCAGTATCGTGACCGGGGTGTGGACCTGTCTGATGGAAGTGTCAAGGATAAGATGACGACCACCGGTAACAGCTATTACGGAAATTCAAATCCGTTGGTCATGCGGGACACTGTGACGAAGCGGAATCTTGTTGCTGCAAAGATGACCACGGACTATAGCGGTCAGACTCGTGTAACGAGTGCTGCGACTCTCGTGACCGCTGCGCTGATGGATAGCATTCACGACCGTCATCTGTGCCGGACGATTTATCTGTATCTGGTAGACTCGTCTGCTGCGCACTCTGCCGCGGATTACGCGAACGGGTATCTTCGTCGCGACGATGATAACTTCAAGACTGTGAAAAAAACGGTTGCGTTCCGAGAGATGACGGCTACCCGCCAGTTCACGGTGCCTGCGGAGTGCGGACCGATTGCTGACTGCGCGATGCTCGTTCCTGTTACGGCACTTCAGATGCGCAAGGCGAACTTCGCGAATGTTTCTGTCGGGACACAGAACGCTAAGCAAGTGACCGCGGCGTTCGTGCAGGAAATGAAGGCAACGAAAGCGAATCGCGTGTTCGTCAACACCGTGATTCCGTATCTCGCGTAAGGACTGAAGTTGAATTCTACCGAACGTGAATTGCAAGCAGACATCATTGCGCGGCGAATCGCCGCGTCGTGCAGCGGGGATTGTTTGCGGCGTAATATCAAAGAATCGCTGCTGAAGTTCCCTGAGATGACGGACACGGTCAAGATTCTTGCCGAGCCGTTGGTGAAACGTCATGATGTATGACAATAGCGGGCGTCCCTACCTAGATACGATGGAGCCGGTAGGAGCTATGGAAGATTTACGAAAACGACAGCAGGGAACGCGTTTCCGGCCGGAGCAGGGACGTTTGATTCTTGCGCTTCAGTCGCTTGCGAAGCTGCTTGAGAAACCGGTGGACACGGCAGACTATCGGAACCTTTGTGAACGATTGAAGAAGACCATCGTGACTGAACTGGCCGCCGGCAGCGATATGTATGTAGCGATGACGCTACTCAAGGACTTATCGAAGCGTGAGGATGATGCGCTGAATTTTGCGCAGCAAATCGGCGCGCAGCCGGGTGAAATTATCTGGCATGCGATTCTCAATTACGCTCAGCAGGCACGCGAAAGTCACCGGCGTGCGCTGAGCGTGATGGAAGATGAACTTGGAATGAAGGAGCAAGAGATTGAACGTCTCAAACGAGAGTTAGCTACTGCTGAAGAGCGTGCGTCTCGGCCGGTGTTCAAAACGTTCAAGACCATCGGCACGAAACATTGATAGGATTTTGTTTGCATTTGAACATAGCAGTATGTAAGATACCGGTATTCCACGAAGGGAGCAGTTGTTATGACGGAGCAGAAATCGGCCTCAGTCGTGCTCGTCTCGCGGGAACAGTTTCTTAATGTGCTGATGGAACGCATGGAGCGCAAGCTTACAGAAGAAGCCGAACGCTTGCGGAAAGAGTCAGTCGCGAAACGTTATTACGTAGAACAGTGAAGGAGTTAGATGCTTGACATTTTGAAAGTCTGCGTCCGTGATTTGAAACCGGGAGACTTCATGCTCCCTGCACTTCGCATCATCGACCGCATCGAAGAAGCTTCGAAGCGTTCGTGTCATGTCTACTACCGCAACGGCACTGCTGAGACGCGGCTGCTGCGGGAACATGTTCGCATCTATCGGGAGACGGACGAATGACTGTCACGCAACTTGTGGATGCCTTGGAGCGATTCGGTGCGCACGATGATGATTGTGAAGCGCATATGAAAGTGAGCCACGTGGCTGTTCATCGCTGCACGTGCGGACTCTGGAAAGCGATTGACGACGCAAAGAAGCTTGCGTCACCTCCACAGATGCAGTATGAGCGGCTGTCTTTGCTTGCGGAATACATTGCATTGACTGTGAAAGTGCCTGAGCGCAAGAAACACATTGAGTTGATTTTGCGCGGTTGGTACCCGCCTATTCTTTTCGTGGAACCGGATACAGTGTCCCGGTCGCGATAGGATTTGTTCCATCCCAAATTGCGGGGATGTGTCTCAAAATAGAACATATCCCCCAATTCCCGTCCCTGTAAGTGATTGCGGTATAGTCCCTTAAATCCCCCAACCGAGCGCACCGGTTGACGCTGGCTGCGTTTTCTGTCCGGTCCCTATGTCCTGCATCCTTTTCCGTCTAGTCGCGTCTGGTGGACGACCGGTTGGAGTGTCAAAAACTTGACACTTTGGGGAATTTTAGGGGAACCGCCCTATTTTCGGGTATTGGTAGATTTTCTGTCTTTTTCGCTTGACAATGGCTGCCAGATTTTGTAAGCTATATGTGTTTGTTCGGTCATAACGTCCGAACGTCGTTTTGGGAGATACGGAAAGTATGGCACGTGCGAAGAAGTGGAATCAGTCAGACGTTAACGCTGATTTGATTCGACGGTTCGGTACCACGGTGACGCTTCAGCAGTTGAAGCAGTACCGACAGGAAACGGGTTGTTTTCCTGTCTGGATTTACCGTGACCCGTCCTGCAAGGCAGGACGCGGGATGTATCGCGTGCCGTCGCCGGCCGAACAGCAGGCGTCGGATACGACCACGAAAGTGCGTCGTGCGGTGTCTATTTCGGAACGTGACGATGAGGATACGTCAATGACTGCAAACGCGCCGACCGCTAACGCTGCGCCGTCGTTCACCTACAACGATTCGATGACGACCGACGAACGTGTTCAGCGGGTCAAGGAATTGGCGCAAGAGGCGTCCCTGCTGTCTATCGTTCCGGAACGCTGCAAGTATTTCGTTCCGTTTGGTGACTTCGACATGGTACGCGGGATTGTTGCGTCCCGTAAATTTTTCCCTGTCCTGATTACCGGTCTGTCCGGAAACGGGAAGACGTTCGGTGTCAAACAGGCCTGCGCAATGGAAAAGCGCGAATTTATCCGCGTGCCTATCACGTGTGAAACCGACGAAGACGACCTGCTGGGTGGGTTCCGGCTCGTCAATGGAAACACGAAGTTTGAACTGGGTCCCGTTGTCGTCGGGATGCTTCGTGGTGCGGTTGTTCTGTTGGACGAAGTTGACAAGAACATGGCGAAAATCATGTGCTTGCAGCCTGTCCTTGAGGGTGAGCCGCTTGTCCTGAAAAAGCTTGGAATCGTCATCAAGCCTCAGCCCGGATTCCAGATTTTCGCGACCGCAAACACGAAGGGTCGCGGCGACGATACCGGGATGTTCACTACCTCCGTCGTCATGGACGAAGCGTTCCTTGAGCGTATCGCCGTGACCGTCGAACAGCAGTATCCGTCTGTCCAGACGGAAGAGAAAATCCTTACCAAAGTGTTTGAAGCAGAGGGTGGGACCGTGACCCCTGTTGAACGCGCCTTTTTCAATACGCTTGCGAAGTGGGCAGAGGCAATCCGCACCACGTATGCTGAGGGTGGGGTCGAAGCCGTCATGGCGACCCGTCGCCTTGTCCATATCGTTCGTGCCTATCTCATCTTCGCGGACCAGGAAATGGCGCTGACCTACTGCGTCAACCGTTTCGATACGAACGTGAAAGAGGCGTTCATCGACCTCTACAACAAGCTGGCGCCGGATGACGTGGAAGTTCCGAAGTCACAGAAGAAGTAGGGTGATGAAACTCAACACGAAGATTCGCCGGGACTCGCATGGTCCGTATGTCCGCACGAACGGCAGCGTCTACCGGCCGCAGTTGTGCAAGTGGAGCTATCCCGTCATGCAGCCTATGTGGCGCGATGCATGGGAGATTCAGTGTGCAAAGGGGAATCCGCAGGGCATCGGTATGTGTCGCCAGTGGGAATACGAAGCGAATCCGGACCTGTTCAACGACGGGGAACCTGTTCACGTGCGCATGGTGAGTCAGACGCCGTATTGCGTTGTAGAGACGGAAGACGGACGCAAAGCTTACTGGTGGACGCATGGACAGTATCAAGGAAATAAGACGGAGCATGCGTGGGCACCCGGGAGTCAGCGATGAAGGACCCGCTTCTTGTGGACTTCGCTGCAACTGTCACGCGTCTTGCTGAGTTAACAGAGCAGATGTATGACCGGGAGAACGCCCGATGTCCATCCGGCCAGTGTTCATCGCATAATGAAGCGATGCTTGTCGGAGCACGTTTGACGCTGCTGGAATCAATGATGCTGGACTTGGTCAACGCTCAGTGGATGGTGAGGAATTGGTCATGACGACCTGGAACGTCATTGTCGGATGCGTTATCGTCGCGATGGTCTGGTTCATGCTTGTATGTATGCGAGGCAGGAAGTATTTCCCTGACCCGCCGACGCGAATTGGGGGTAGTGATGGCGACATTCAAGACCATTAAGCCGCGGCGCAACATCATCGAAACGGCGCACTTGGAGCACGTGGACGTTCCTGTTGCTGCGTGGCATGATGCGCGCCAGTTGAGTGAAATCGTCGGACTGATTCGCGAACGTCGACCGGACTTGGAATCGGTAGACTTCGAAGTGCTCAGCCCTATCCACTACTGTGCTGACGGATATACCGCACGAATCAGTATTCGGTGGACTTCGGAACACGAAGAATAGCGTCAAGTGATTTTTCGCTTGACAAGCGTTGGGAGCTATGGGAAAATAGGATTATGAGTCCACGTGAAGAACTTGCCAACCGAATCGCTGACTGGCTCGACGCCCGCACGAACGTGTTCAGTGCGCCGTATGGAGTCATTCGCGGTCTGCACACACCGGAGAACGGCCGCGGGAAAGCGCGAATCCTCACGTTTGGCATCGCGGCGCGTCTGGACGCGACGTTGATGATTTGGAGTGCCACGCGGATGGATTTCCGTAGCACTCGCGACGAACAGACGTTCCGCAGCGAAGTGGAGTTTTACGACTACTGCGTGAAGACGTTCGGGGTGCCGCGATGAGATTAGAACTCTCATTTACCGACTACGAAAAGAATGATATCGGGATTCTCACTACGTACCCGGACGTGCTTAAAATAGAGCACGCGAATTTCATCCTGATTGTGTGGAGTCGGGACAAGATGAGATTCTCCCACAAGCTGACGAAGCTTGCCGACCTTCGTCTGTCTGTTCATGAGGTGTAGCGATGTCGAAGCGTTATCCTGTTTACTATCACGTTGCCCCGCGCTATACACCGGGCAGTCCCGCGCAGGTGAACTTTGAGACTGCGCAGCGGGTAGCGGACCAAGAGCGTGCTGGATACGACCGCTATATTCAGGAGCGGGAGCACGACAATCCGCAGGAGCCGGAGACATGGACTGGTCTCGACGGTATCGTTGAAGAACGCGAAGAGCGTTCGGACTGCTGGATTGTGACGGACATGCTGACGGGTCGCCGCTTTGTGCGGATGTTCCCATACAAGCCCATGTCATCCAGCAAGAGCCTTGAGAATCGGAAGTTCCGTCTGCATCGCAAGTATGGACTTCCAGTGGAGACAAGTTAATGGGTGTCAAATCGACGCGCCGGATTACGCGGGCAAAGGCGATGGAAATTCTTCTGTCGGAGATTCCGACATTGCCGAATTCTGCGCTTGAACGCTTGATGGATACGCTTGCGGATACAGAACAGAGTAAGCGCGTGTCCTATTTCGACAACTTCATCGTGTCGGAGTTTACGGATGACACCGACTAGCACATGGCAGCGCGGGTTTCCGATAGAGCCGGGATATTACTGGTTCTACGGTTATATCTTCGGGCGTCCGATGCTCGACGAGCATCCGCGCCTTGAGCAGTTTCAGGTGCGGAAGATTTCAAATGGACTTGCGTATTTCATGCAAGCTGCATTTCTGAATGAACGGGACATGATTGGATTCTGGATGAAAAATTTAGAACCCGATACTACGGGGCTGGACGAACAACTTCCTAAACCTCCGGAGTAACTAATGCCGCGACACAAAGAAGTGCTTATTGCAGATTTTACAAATGCCGCCGCGCATGAGGGGTTTCTGCGGTTGACTGGATTCTGGCGCAAGGATAAAGGTCGTCAGATTCAGATATTTGTTCCGTGGGAAAAGGTAGACGAAATCGTTGACGTGATTCGTAAACATCGCGCTAAAGAACCAGAGACGCAAGAAAAAAAGACGTTCAAGACAATCAGTAAAAAGCTGCGGATGGCAGCAATGGGGCTTCAAGATGGCAGTAGCAAAGACGCAGATTGAAGAACTTGTGACGACAATTCGTCGTTTCGTTCCCCGCGAATGGTATGTGCCGATGCTGTTGTCGTTTCGACAGACGCAGGCATATCGCAGAAACTCTTCGTTCCGTCAGACCATCGAACGTCTGATTGATAGAGGGGCAGACGATGCTGCGCGGGAGACGGATTCATGACTCAGAATTCCAAACCGCCGAGCCGCCAGCGACTTTGGCAAATTAAGAAGCTGAAGGAAGGCAAGTGTCCGACATGCGGCGAGCCGTTGAAACCGGGATACACGTCCGGGTGTGAGCGGCACGTCAGTGCAAACAGAGAACGGATGCAGCGTTATTGGACCCGAAAGCGCAACAACACATAGAAGGTGTTTGATGAGAGAATGTCATTCTGAATTCGCGAATCGCGAATGAATTGAAGCGCAGCAGTTTTCCACTGTTGCGTTTTATTTTGCCGTTTCCACCAAAAGAAATGCTTGACTTTTTCTGGTGGTAGCTGTACCATTAAAGAATACCAAATGAGTTTTATGATGAAGCGAAAGCCCATGAAACGGTTGCCGGCCGATTGGGGTGACCGGTTAACCCTGAGCGATGTAGACGAAATTCTTAACCACTTTCGTGATGCGGAATGCCGGTATCTTGCCAAGCTGAATGGCGATGCGTCTGATGGTGCCTTGTTCGCGGACGATTTGACAGAAACGGAACGGCGAGTTTACGACCATAGTGTTGACGTGGTCCGCAAGCGATTGGTGATGTGGGGGGAAATTCGCGAAATGAAATTGCGGGGAGAACGCGTGCAGGATATTTTGAACGGGGCACTCATCAAATGAAAGATAATATTGACGTTCGGATTTATCAGACAAAGACGGAAACGGTCGTTTGCCTGAACGGAAACATCATCGCGGATGGACAGCGGATGGACGACAAGCTGTTGCTGGACGTGATTCGTGCAGTGAACCCGCACACCAACATCATGATTGCGCATGTACCAAGAGTCTGAAGAATTGGATGTTAAGATTTTAGCAGCGGAGTGTCCACTTTTGAGGACAGTCTATTTCTCCACGGTAGTAGGTACCACGAAAACATCAATAACGGCGGGACCAAATTTGCACTTGACAACCCTGCCGTTTTATGAGACAATTACTACATGATGGCGAAATCATTCAAGACGATTCAGCCGCGTTTCGTGTTTGAAGCGCCTGCGCCTGAGCCTTTTGTTGTTCCTGCGCCTCCGGAACCGTCGGTTGTTGCGGATGCACTGCGGAAAGCAACCGGCGCAGTCAGCGTCACTGTTCAGGATGGTGCGACGGCCGCGAAGTCGGAAACACTGAGTCATCTTCCCGAACTGTCGAAGGATTTTCTCTTTGCGGGACGTGCGTTGTTCACTGTCAGCAATGACAGGACCAAGACGCACTACACATATAAGGTGAACCGCAAAGAAGGGGAATTCCGCGGCAAGCGAACTTCGACGTATTTTGTGAAAGTCAAGGATGCGTCCGCACAGTGGGGATTTGCGTACCTTGGAATTCTTCAGAAGGACGGAACGCTCATCACCACGTCGAAGTCGCGGTACGGTGCCGCGACGGTCGAATTTAAGGGTGCTCAGTGGGCGTGTGCTGCTGTTGTGAACGGGAAAGCGATTCCCGAGTACGCGCATATCCAGCACGCGGGCCGCTGCGGAAAGTGCGGCAAGGAATTGACGGACCCGACTTCAATCAAGTTCGGGATTGGTCCGGAGTGCCGGAAAGCGATGGGACTGTGAGCAGGCAGTTGTCATGAAATACAGACTCAGCACGTCTCACGGGTTTAACGAGTTGGAAGTCGCGGTCATTATCGTTGCTGCGATATTTTTCGGAGCACGTATCGGACTTGCGTTGCTTCAGTGGGTTGGGGTTCTGTGATGTTTGTTGTTGCGTGGATTCGTCGCGTCCGTGTTCGCCGTGCAATCAACCGCATGACATCAGAGGAAATCGCTTCCATGTTACGCCGCATCGAAGTGTTGACTACGGAAAAGCGGCAGCGTGACCTCGTGATTGCTGACTTGAAACGTCAGCTTCGGGAGACGGAACGTGTTTGAATCGTCGGAAAAGGAGCCATTAGTGGTACGCGTTGCAGTGAAGACGGGAACGTTGCTGGGTCGTGCGCATCTGTCGTTGTCGCAGTATCTTTGCGGTGTTCGCGGGCATGATTCTGTTCTGAAGTTTCAGGACGGTCGCGTGTTCTTGCATTGCACTTCATGTGGATACGATTCGCCGGGCTGGGACTCTGCCGGTATGAAACCCCCTGTTCCGAAATTTGAGGGAGACCCGCAGCGGCATATTTTGCGGTAAGTTACCAAAAAGTCACCAAAATAATGGTTGACTTTTAGCGGTGACTGTGCGATAATTAAGCCATCCTGAAATCAAACGATAACCGTTTGGGGAGCCTTGGCGCGATGCACGTTCGCGTAGAGTGCTCAGGGACGAATGAGCTACGTGCAAGTGGAGAATATTCGCGTGGAGAAATATGAGAAGGTACTGAAGCTGATGCAGGACAAGGGCGGCCGCGTGGCAGTGAACGATGCGGACCTGTCCAATCTGCTTGGTCGTTTGGCCTACCGAATTCCGACCTACATGTCGCAGATTCGTCGTCAGGCGAAGTTGGAAGTGAAGAACATTCGTGAGGGTCGCAAGGTGGTCGCGTATGAACTCGCGGCGCTGGCGCCTACGACCGATTGTGTTTCCGCACAGCCTGCGGAGACTCCTGCCCCCGCAACCGTCTAGTCGTTAGTGGCGACATTCGCGGATGCGAACTGACGCTCGGTGTGTCCTACCTCGTTAACACACCGAGCGGTCAGTTTTTAGGGAGTCGGAATGAAGCGATTCAGAAGATTCTACCGCGATTTGACGAACGGGACCAAACCGAAGCAGCATTGCTGTTGCTGGAATATATCATTCATCATCCAGAAGAACTAGACGAACTGGACGATGAAGTTGACCCGGACTTATTGTCGGCTTCTGAGCCGGAACCGGTGATGTGTTCGGGGTCCGGGCGTTTCTGTGTGTGGAAAGCGGTGTCCCGAACATGGGAACATCCGTTGTGTCCGGGGTGCCCGCGGTGTGAGTGGCGGTGGTGTTAACTGGAGCGAAAGATGTGTGAGAAGAAATCTCTGTTATGCCGTTTCGGTTATCACCACTGGCACGCGTGTTATACAAATGATGGTGGGCGGAAACGTGCAATTGCTCGTGTCGAACCAGTGCCGTCATTAGTCTGTCGCCGGCCTCGTTATCGGACTCTTTACAAGGCTGTGTGTTGCCGTTGCGAGATGACGGACTGGATGACTCCTGAGTGTTTGCCGGTTCGTGTGTGAGCGCGGCACAAAGACAACGAGTATTTGCTGTCCCGTAAGTAATTGAAAACAAAGGACTTATAGCGTCGTATAAGTCCTTTGTTTTCTATCAGTTACAGACGCGTTCGGTGGACTTATAGGACGTTTGGAGTGGGATAGGATGCAGATATCGGGGAAGCGTCCGAACGTCGCACCAGCGTCCACCGGTGCAGCGGTAATTATGGGATTTTGGGACGGGGTGGTGCGTCCAGAAGCAACCGTCTTTAGGGGAATCCCCCTAAAAATCCCGGCACTTTTCGCTTGACAATCCGGTTCCGCTATGATACCCTTGAGTTTCAATGGCGAAATGGGATAAGGACGCAATCAACGCGGAACTGCGTAAGCGGTTCGGAAAGACGTTTACGCGCCAGCAAATGCTGGACTTCAAGGAAGAGACCGGGTGCTTCCCTGTCTGGATTTACCGGGACCCGTCCTGCAAGATTGGACGATGCCTGTATGCGATTCCCGGCGCTGACGACTCAGACGCGCTTGCGGACACAAACGAAGAGCCGATGGCCATGACGGACGTGGACTTAGGGAAAGTGGATTTCTCTAAGAAGCCCGTTCCGAAGGTGCGTCGTGGAAGACCGTCTACTACTGCGGTTTCCGCGAATCTCGCGTTCGATAGCGAGACGATGAAGCTGGTTCGGCGCCACGTGTTCATTTGTATGAAGGACAAAGCGCGGATTTACGTTCCCGCCGGTGAGCCCCTTCCCGATGTTGCTCCTGTTTGCCCGGAGTGCGGTGGCCCGATGTGGCGACACTATTACGCAGAGAAGGTGAAGAAGTGACCCCGGAATCTGCCGAACTTCTGAAGTCCGCATTGTCTGCTGCGGTTCCGCTGTGGATTGAAAAGCTGAAGCAGGAAGGGACAGACAGCGTTGACGCGGGAGCCATTGCAGAAACGATTGCCTTCAAGGGCGATATCATCATGTATGGCTCAAAGAAAAAGGGCGAAGCAGCGGCAGCGTTTAACGAACTCGCAAAGGGACTTGCGTTGCTGTCATTCTGTCCCGGCGGCGTGACGTTCGCGGGACTACATTTTGAAGCGAAGATGGACTAATGGAACCGTTGATTTTCGGGACGCACGATGAAGATACGGTGACGCAGTTGAAGAACTGCATCGCCGCGGAAGACGGAGCACTCGGTGTGCTCTGCGCAGACGGGCACAAGGGATATTCAATGCCCATTGGCGGAGTCGTGGGTTACCGTCAGCACGTGTCGCCGTCCGGGGTCGGATACGATATCGCATGTGGAAACCTCGCAGTCCGCACGAACGTGCTTGCGTCAGAACTGAAGACGTTTGATTACAACCTGCTTGCGGACCAATGTTCAGCGTAAATCCCATTCTGGCGACAGATAGTTATAAGGTCTCACACTACAAGCAGTATCCGCCGGGAACGAAGCGAGTCTTCTCCTACTTTGAATCGCGTGGACGCTCGGAGCGATTCAAACAGATGGGGATTCCGGAGCATACGGTATTCTTCGCAGCGTTGAACTATTACCTTACCGACGCCTTGCGTCCAGTGACGCGAGAAGACTTGCGCGAAGCGCAGGAAATCACGGAGGCGCATTTCGGCGTCCCGATGCTCAATTCTGCGGGTTGGGAGCACATTATTACCCATTACAAGGGGCGCCTCCCGCTGAGGATTCGTGCAGTGCCAGAAGGAACTGTTGTGCCGTCACACAACGTTTTGTTTACTGTGGAAAACACAGACCCGAACGTTCCGTGGCTGACAAACTGGATGGAAACGCGGCTGGCGGAAATGTGGTATCCTATCACTGTCGCGACACTTTCGCGGCATTGCCGCAACATCATCCTGAAGTTCCTGAAAGAAACGGGCGACCCGGCGTTGATTGATTTCAAGCTGCATGACTTTGGATTCCGCGGTGCCAGCAGCATGGAATCCGCAGCAATTGGCGGTCTTGCGCATCTTGTCAACTTCAAAGGAACGGATACGATTGCGGCACTCGCACTCGCAAAGCAATATTACCGCACTTCATGCGCAGGATTCTCCATTCCCGCAGCAGAGCACTCCACGATTACCAGTTGGGGTAAGGAGCATGAAGTTGACGCGTTCCGGAATATGTTGACGCAATATCCGGAAGGACTTGTGGCAGTTGTTTCCGACAGTTACGATATCTACGCAGCGTGTGAACATCTGTGGGGCGAACTCCTGCGGGATGACGTGCTCAAGCGCAACGGAACGGTTGTGATTCGTCCGGATAGCGGAAATCCTGTCATCGTCGTCCCGAACGTGCTGAACATTCTTGGCAGTAAGTTCGGTTACACCACGAACAGTAAGGGATTCAAGGTGCTCGACCCGCACGTGCGCGTCATACAGGGTGACGGAGTGAACCCGAAGTCTATTGCAGAAATCCTCATGGCGTGCCAGCTTGCGGGATGGAGTGCCGACAATCTCGCGTTCGGGATGGGTGGCGCGCTGCTTCAGAGCGTGAACCGCGACGACTTGAAGTTCGCATTCAAGTGCTCGCATGTGAGCGGGTCGTTTGGCAGTCGCGACGTGTGGAAGTCGCCAGTGACCGACCCGGGGAAGATGAGCAAGATGGGTCGTATTACCCTCTATCGTGATGGTGCGAACCATTTCTATACGGCGCTTGAGGGCGGCAGCCCTTCCGGAACGGACGCGATGCAGACGGTGTTAACAAACGGAGTGCTTTGGAATAATACCGAAACACTAGATACTATTCGTGAGCGTGCCAATGACACTGATTCGCACTAAGTTAATTGATTGCTTCCATCTCGTCTTTCCTGAACTGACGCATGCCGAAATCGTGAATGCCACGCAGGAGAACTTGACTGCGTGGGATTCTCTGGCGGCCATTCAACTCATCCACGTTATTGAGGATATCTTCAAGGTGACGCTGGACCTTGAGCGATTGTCGGAACTCCGGTCGTTCGTTGCGATTGAGAATTACCTATCTGGCGACACGGTCGTTCCCATGAAAGGCATCATTCTTGATTGTGATGGTGTGTTGTGGGATGAGATTCTTGCAGAGCATGATGACATTAAACCGAATTGGGAATTTTTGAAATGGCTGGAACAGCAGGCGGACAATGGTGTGTTGCTGGCACTCGCCACAAAGAATGATTCCTACCTTGTTCAATCAATGTTGTCAAACTCGACGTTGTTTGACACATGGGCGCACAAGATTTATCCCGTTGAAGCGGGTTGGGGACCGAAGTCAGAATCCGTTGAGCGCATTCTGAAGACGTGGAATGTGCTGCCAGAATCCGTGACGTTCGTTGATGACAACGAGTTTGAAATCGAAGAAGTCAAGCAGCGATTTCCGACTATCAATGCAGTGTGGTTCAAGACGATTGCCACGAAAGCTGCAATTCGCCGTCTCTCGCCCTTGTATGCGAAATCGGTCGTAACGGAAGACGACCGCCAGCGCATGAAGACGATTCGGCAGGGCGCGGAATTCAATCGCGGCCTGGCCAAGGCAGCAAATCCTGATGACTATCTTCGGACGCTCGACCAACATGCAGTGCTGGATTTCAACTATTCCGACCGCGTATTAGAACTCGTCAACAAAGTCAACCAGTTCAACCTGAACGGGATTCGCCGGACGAAAGAAGAGTTGACAGCACCGGGAACGTTCCTTATGTCGGTGCAGTATTCCGACAAGTTTGGAGACATGGGCACAGTCGGAGTCCTGCACGGCGAACTGAAAGGTGCGACGTTCCATCTTGATACGTTTGTGCTTAGTTGCCGTGCGTTTTCGCGCAACGTCGAACGATTGATGTTGGACCGATTGTTCGTGCTATTGCCGCAAACGAAGCGCATTTGGTACCACGCTCAATACACCGGGAAGAATAATGTCGCATTTCAATTCTTCAATAACCTCTGTGCAGAGAACAGTGACAGCCCGTTGATTTTGCGGAGTGATGCACCCAACCCACTAGAGGGGGATTCCGAATTGTTCCATGCATGTGGTTTTAAAACAGGCTATCTCTGGAACTATAAAAATTCTCCGGAAGTGCTGTTTCAATGAAACACGCGACATTAGACGACCTCAAGGACATCGAAGCGGCGTTTCATGCATACAAGGACATCTTTCCGTTTATTCGGAGAGACTTCTTGCAGCGGGAGATTGCTGCCGGACGCGTCCTGTATGACTACGGCATCGTCGGAATCATCAAGCAGTTGAAGCGACCGCAGCGTTACGGCACATGGCGTGCTGAACGTGGCTGGTGGAACATGTCAGAAATCGTTCGGACACCGGAAGCGACATCACCGGGCGCTTACATCTTTCTGCGGAAGTTGTTGCAGGAACATATTGGAGACTCCGTGCTGTTCGGTACCGTGCGCGACGACAACACGCGGTCTATTCAGTGGCACACGTTGATGGGTTACAAGCGTGTTGGAGATATCGTCTGGAAGAACGGAACACTCCCCGGCGGCGTCTGGATGCTGGATAACCGGCATCATACCGCATTGTTTTAGTGTGCGGTCAACTTTCTTTAACCAGCATCCCACTTCTCTGAGGGATTTTGGTTGACATACCAAAAGAAATAAGAGATAATGGTGGTGTTGTTGGGATGTTCCCGGTAACTTTCAGGTTGGTTTAGAGTGAGAAAGTCAACGAATACAATTAAATCAAACTCGGGTGGGTGGGGGCTGTATCTGAATCATAAGGTTTGGGATACGGTAGATGTTGACCCAAATTTCAAACTGTCGCTGTTAGTTTTGCCGCCATTTCAGCGAAAGACGCAGCATGTCTGGGTGAAAAAGAGCCTTTTGAAGGCTTATGAGCGAAACGGTGGTTTTCCTCATCTCTCCGTTGTGTATGTGACCGACCTTGGTGTGTATTGGTTGGTTGACGGATTACAGCGCAAGTCGGCGCTTGATAAGTTGGGTGTGACGCATCATCGCGTCTTCATCTATAAGATGACGGCGGAAGAGGCCAACAAGGCATTCTTCATTCTAAACCATACAAAGAAAGTTGACCCAGACCATCACGTTCGTAATTGGGTTGGACCGGCTGGACTTCTTTACCGTTTGTATACAGGTAAAGATGCTGTGCTTGCTGGGCGTTCGCAGACTTTGCGTCCTATGACGTTCATTCGTGCGGTATTGTCAGGTGTAATGGAAGTTGATTCGGCTGCTAAGATGGAAACTATCACGGCGCTCGAAAACATCGACGACCACTATCATGCCGAGCCGCGGCGATTCGCAAGTCGGGTGGAAGATATTGTTGAAGTTATTGCGAAGGTGTTTCCCACTAAAATGAAAGTTGACGCATATCTAATGACAGCTATTGGATATGAGTTTGCGGAAAAGGGCTTCCCCCGGTCCTATGAGGTTATTCATAAGATTGTGGAGCATCCACGCAAGTATATGTCGCGCCGCGAAATCCAAATGGTTTGGCCCGATACTCGTGCGAATACACAGGCTGTTGAAGGGTGGCGGAGTCTTCTTTCAAAAAACTGGGCGAAGCAAAGTCTCTAAATGGTACCATCCTATATTCCTGAGCACTACGAAGAACTGACGCGCACGATTGACCCTATTGACGACAAAGAAGGGTATTCCATTAAGCGCGGGGATGCGTTCACTTTGGGGCCGCTGGTCGGCTCCAAAGTGCGCCAGTGTCTTCATGTCGTTCATACCCATCTGAAGCACATTCAGGAGCACTACAATGGTGGTATTCTTACAGGTGCCGGTCTCCCAAGTCCGCAGACAGCAATTGTCGCGGGAGTCGCGAAATACTTTGGACTCAAGTGCGCCATCACGGTCCCGCGCTACGACAACAGTAAACGGGACTTCAACCGCATCAACGTCTCACTCGCGCAAAAATTCGGTGCGACCGTCTACGGAGTCGGGAATCCCAACCCGGCCGGTTACGAGAAAGATGCGAAAGAGTTAAGGAAGGAACTTGGTTACTTCCAAGTCAAATTCGGGATGGTTGGGGATGTTGCGATGCAGCCAGTTGTTCGGCAGGTGCAGAACGTTCCGGACTACATCAAACGCATTGTGGTGATTAGCGGTTCGGGCCTGACTGCGCTCAGCATCATGCATGGACTCGCACTCTACAAGAAGCCCACGCCGCAAGTTTATGTCGTCAAGTTGTCCAGCCATTTTAATGAGAATTATGCGAAGTGGTTTGATGGACTGTTGCCACGCTGGAACGGAGCATTGTTTGAAGCAACGTCGCCGTATCCATATCGGCAGGAAGTAAAAGTTGACGGGCATCCGGAATTTGATTTGACGTATGAATCAAAGGCGTGGTTGTGGATGACGAAGCATTTCCCGCCAGAACGAGATACGTTGTTTTGGATTGTCGGAAGACGTTGTTACGATTTGAACATGATTGAGCCAATTAACTGGCATATGTCGGGACACGAAACGTCCTTGCGTATTACGGAGTCTTTATGGTAATCGGAAAGAAACTGAAGACGGTTGCGGAACATAATGCAGAGCGCCAGGCGGAATGGGAACGCCAAAATCGCGATATTCCGACAGGAATTGCGTGTCCTGTTTGTGAAACTGAGATGGTAGAGCCTGCAACAAGTTCGGGTTTATCTACCTATGCGTTTGGACCGACGCGGAAGAATGTTCATTGCCGACAATGTAACCGATGGGAGTCGGTGCTTGCCTAAATATAGGCATGACTCTAGCGAAGCGTATTCTGTCTCTGCTGACAGAAATGCCGTGGCCATCATCCACATCTAAGCAAGTTCCCGCACCACAAACTGCGGCGGTGGATTATTACGTTGTGACGCCGCGTGGGTCCTATTCTCGCTTCCGCCGTGTCATTGCCCTATCCAATATCCGTGGCCGAGCGCATAGTGAAACGGCAGTGCGTTCCTATTTGATGAGGTTCCACCCCGGAACCGAAATCAACATCGTATCTATAGAAATGCAATAAAATCTAATTAGCTGTATGAACCAAAAATACAGCTATCTTGGAGAGAAGTTTGGGCGGTTGACTGTTACTTCGGAAGAAGGACGGCACGTCATATGTTCTTGTGAATGTGGTACGATAGGACATAGAGTTTCTAAATCCAATCTTAAATATCATTCTCAGAAGAGTTGTGGGTGTTTGCGGAACGAAAAGGCTCGCGAACGGATGCAGAGGGCGGATGCACACCCACGCGGCGAGTTAAGTCATGCATGGAAAGGACTCAGAGAAGAAGGAACCTCACGGAGTCTAACACATAAAGGATATGTTCGGGTTCACAACATTAGTTATCCGGGCGCAAACTGTCCAAATGATACGATGGAACATATTGCCATTATGTGTAGAATTTTGGGGCGACCGCTTGTTTTCGGTGAAACTGTTCATCACAAAAATGGTGTTCGGAACGATAACCGTCCCGATAATTTGGAACTGCGTGTTGGCGCCCATCAACAAGGATTGACAATTGAAGAAGCGGTAGAATGGGCAAAAGACATACTGGCAAGATACCAAAAATAATTCTTGCTTACCACAAGAAGTGATGATATACTTCTCTTTGAGTCCGAAGACAACATCATGTTAAAGATTGTTGCGGTTGCTGACCTTCACGGTAGACTTCCCGAAATCCCTGAGTGTGATGTGCTGCTCATTGCAGGAGATATCTGCCCCGATATCTCTTTCAAGTTCAGTTACAACGACCCGGATTTGATGGCGCTACACCAACGCCAATGGCTCCGTGAAGAATATGCTGCGTGGGAACGCAATGTCCCTGCACAGCATATTTTGGCTGTTCCCGGCAACCATGATTGGATTGATTCCTTTCCTGAATCCTGCCGTTCCCGAATGTTCATTGACGCGGGAACCGAAATCGATGGAGTATCGTTCTGGTTTACTCCGTGGGTTGCCCCCTGTGGTCCGTGGAACTATCAGCTTCCCCGCGACCAACGGAAGCTACGCTTTGCGGACCTCCCGTATCGCGTAGATTTTCTTGTTATGCATGGACCGGCCCATGAGGTTGGTGACAGAACCTACGGCGACATGAATGTCGGTTGTCCGGAAATGCGCGCCGCAATTTACCAGAAACAGCCGCGGCGAGCCGTGTTCGGACACATCCACGAAGGCCAGCGGGATGGTGTTGAATACCAACTCGGCGGAAGTAAGTTGTATCACGTGAGTCTCTGGAACGAGAATACTTGGAAAGCTAGGGAGATTTGTCTGTGACTGTGATTTTGTGGATTCTTGCTATCGCTCTGTTGTTCGTTGCAGGGGCGTTTCGTATTTCTGAGCGGACCCGAAAGTCGTTGGAAGAGAACTACAAGTTCTTGCTGGCGGATATACCTCTTGTGCGCCAGACTGAGTATGCCGCCGGCCGGCGCGACACGGAACGGTTATTGGTGGCGCGGCCGTTGAAATCCGAGTGGAAGATGATTGTGACTCCCAAGGCTGGTCTTGCCCTGCTTCTAACGGCGCGCCTCGACCGGCATACATGGGAAATAGTGATTCCGGCTACGGAAATCAGGGACAAAACGTTAGAGGTTTACGACCTAGTTACCATCAAGACGGCCGCTTACCGAGATACTGGAAGGATTCTCACGGACGACGAAGCACGCGAACTCCGGCAGAAATCAGATGGTTTCCTACCGCATGAATATTTGTTGGCAGAAGCCAAAAAAGTTGTTGACAGGACGATAGAACTGTGTTATCCTAATCCACATAGTAACGATTTAGCTATTGTGGATTATAGCAATGAGGTGATTGGTGACGACGCCCTAATCACCCAGCCTACCAAGACCCGGCGTCATCGGAAAACATCAAGGAGTAACATGAGCAATACATCGACATCGGCAACGCAGCGTCTTCTGAACTTCCTTCAGACGGGACGCGATATTACCGTTCGTCAGGCGCAGACTCGTTTCGGAATCGACAACGTGTCCGGACGCGTCAGCGAACTTCGTCAGCGTGGATACGCAATCTACCTGAACGAGAAGACGAACCCGTGGACGGGTCGTAAGTTCCGTGCGTATCGTCTCGGTACGCCGACCCGGCGCATCGTCGCGCTCGGCAACGCTGCGAAGAACGACCCGTTCTACGCGTAGACTTCTAAAACGAAGCAACGTTCCCCACCAGCAATGACACGGATGCCGTCCGCCCGGACGGCATTTGTGTTTTTGGTTGACACTCACCACGAAATGATATAAAATAGAAACACATATGTATAATCTTTTTGTAGACGATGTTCGTCCTGCACCCGACGGTTGGAAAGTGGCACGGACCATTGAAGATGCTAAGTTGTTTCTGCTAACGGGTGAGGTGGACCAGTTAAGTTTGGACCATGACATGGGTGCCTGCGCGGAGTGTGTATCCAAGCAGCGGCATGTCGGTGACATGACAACTCCGGAGACAACGCTTGTGAATTGGTGCCCGCACCATGAAGACGGCACGAAGTTGGTTCATTGGATTATTGAAACAGGACATTGGCCGCGGCAAAAGCCTGTGGTGCATAGCGCAAATCCTGTCGGCGCAGCACGAATGCGGGGAATGATTAACCGTTACTGGATGCACGATGAATAAGTTTGGAGATACCCCAAACTTAACTCGGCCAAGTCTCTGTGCATCGTGCCGAAATGCACATTACGTTCGTGGACGCAAGCTTGGTGAAGAGTTTGTGTTCTGTAATCAACACCACACACAGGTGGTACAAATCACTTTTCCTGTAGTGGAATGCAGCACATATGACGATAAGGCGCTGCCGCCGCTATGGGAATTGGAAAAAATCGCGTGGAAGTTCTCTCCAGATAACGCACGGAAGACTGCCGGATTTGGCGCCGCGCGAAAGCTTTACGACCCGAAAAGTTATAAGGAAAAGTTTGGTAAGGAAGAAGACGAATAACCTGCCGGCTTCATCTTTGTTGTATAAGTAAAAGATAGCGCGGTCGACGATACTGCACTTCAGGTGTTCACAGCACTCCCCGCCGGACACAGGGATGCAGGGAAGTCGCGTTTCTTGCCTGAGGCTGGGGGCGTTCTGCTCCCAGCCGCTTAACTATGTGTTGATATCTTGTTTCTCTTTTTGGAGTGATTGAATGGCAAAAGTTGAGATTTCCTTAGACGAACTGCGGAAACGCAAGCTGTTCGTCGCGACCCCGATGTATGGCGGACAGTGCCATGGTATTTATTCAAAAGCTTGCGTAGACCTCGCCACTATCTGTACCAAATACAACGTTCACGTTCAGTTCTTTTACCTTTTCAACGAATCGCTCATTACGCGGGCCCGCAATTACCTTGTTGATGAATTTATGCGGTCAGACATGACCCATCTCATGTTCATCGACAGTGATATTGACTTCAATCCAATGGATGTTCTGGCGCTCTTGGCGCTTGACCTGCCTATTGTCGGTGGACCGTATCCGAAGAAGACTCTCGCATGGGAGAAGATGCTGGATGCCGCCAAGTTCGGTCTTGCAGACCAGAATCCGTTGCTGCTTGAGAAGTATTCCGGTGATTACGTATTCAACGTTGCGCCGGGAACGACAGAAATCCGCATGGACGCACCTGTTGAAGTGTTGGAAATCGGTACCGGCTTCATGATGGTGAAGCGTGAAGTCTTTGAGCAATTTAAGCAAGCGTACCCCGACCTGCAATACAAACCCGACCACAATCGTACCGTTCATTTTGACGGTTCCCGCTACGTTCATCAGTATTTCCAAGCAGAGAAAGACCCAGTATCCGAACGGTATTTGTCGGAAGACTATTGGTTCTGCCAGAAGGTCCGGGCTATCGGCGTGCAGACGTATCTCTGCCCGTGGATGAAGCTGAAGCATGCGGGGATGTATGTGTTCGCAGGAGACCTTGATGCTATGGCGGGACTCTCACATATGCAGCGTAATACAGGACAGGCGACACCGGTGGTGAAATCGGTTGATGAAAAGATTGTGAGGTAAGACGTGTCGGAACAGGATGCAGCGTTAGCATACCATTTAGCAGAAGAGAAGCTGGCGAAGCAAGCGTCAAAACTTGCAGAAGAAGTCGCCCAGCGACATGGTCTGAAATCCACAAACCCGAAGGACGCCATCGGGAGTAACAAGATTCCGTACCATTTGTGGCCGAACACGGCTACGATTTTGGGCACACTCGGATTGCTTGACGGGATGCTCAAGTATGGACGGTTGAACTGGCGCGAAGCAGGTGTTCGTTTTACGATTTACTACGACGCCATGCGCCGGCACATGGACAAGCTGATTGAGGGAGAAGATATCGATACGGATAGCGGACTCCCGCATGAAGCACACATTCTCGCGTGTATTGCCATCATCGTGGATGCGAAGGCTTGCGGGAACATGGTTGACGACAGAAATTACCCCGGCGGTTACCTGAAGTTGCTTGAGGAAGCAACGGCGCACGTGAAGCGCCTAAAAGAAGTCCACAAAGACAAGAATCCGCATCATTGGACGATTCAGGATGCGAAGGACAACAGAAAGTGAATTGCGGCAGAGCGTCCACACCGGCGACGTTTGTTTGCCGGTGGTGTGCTTGTGTTTTCGACAACAAGAAGTATCTGCGGGAACAGAAATTTTGTTCACCGCAATGTTACCATCAGTTTCGCACAGGCGGTCAGCCAAATACAAATGAACGTATCAACCGTGTTTGGAATGATTGGTATTGGCGCTGCGGCCGCAGAAATCAATTAGCGAAGAGATACAAAACCACTGTTGATGAGATAGATAAAATACTATCTATCACTGAATGCCAAATTTGCCGGAAAGCTACAGACCTACATATAGACCATAACCACCTTACTGGTCAAATTAGAGGAAGGCTCTGTTCAAGCTGTAACAATGGAATAGGACGTTTTCTTGATAATCCGGCATTGCTTCGTGAAGCAGCGTCCTATCTTGAGAGAACATAGAATGGATAAGAAGGTAGGAGTGATTTCGTTCGATTTGGATGGGGTTCTGGCCAATTTCATCAGAGGCTTCACCCGCATCGCGCATCGCCTATTTGGTTCGCCAGTAGGTGACGGACAGTCGCATGCGACATGGATGTTTGAAGACTTCCCCGAATTGCAGTTGACAAAGGAACAGTGCGATTGGTTGAATGGACCGGTCTGGAACGAGATTCGCCAGTCGCCGGATTTCTGGTACAATCTGGACCCGTTCAATCCGTCCGTTATGCACCGTATCAACGGCATTCAAAATAAGGTGTTTATCACGGACAGACTTGGTATTGAGCCGCTGCGGCAGAGCATCGCGTTTCTTGAGCGGTGGGGTGTGACGAATCCACGCGTCATCATCGCTTCACAAAAGGGCCCGGTGTTTGAGGAAGAGAACGTTGTGGCACACGTGGACGACCGTTATAAGAACTGTTTGGACTTGCGTTCGTTTGTCCCGACAGCGTATAATGCGCTCTTCTACGCTCCCTACAACAAGATTCACCACGATGAATGGAAGCAGCTTGGTGGCGAAATCGTGCTTAGTGTTGACCACTTCATTGATGAATGTGACCGCCGCGGGCTGATTCGCTACTAACATGTGGAGAGGCCGTATCATGCCGGAACTGAATGCTAGTCCGTGGCGCATTGCGCCGGGTGAAACGACAGCGCGTTGCGCACACTGCGGGCACGAATTTCGTGCCGGATTGGATGTCCATAATCATCACTATCCGGATTGCCCGTGGTTGGTTGAATACCTCAAGGAACAGCAGGAAGACCCACTTCCGCAGGATGCGCGCCTCTCTAATTTAACCGGAGCAATCGGCCCACGAATCCGCCGACTTGCACGATTATTGAAAGAATCCCGTTGACAACAACCAGCATATCCGTTATAATGTTGGTGACTCGCAATCCAATTTCAGGAGCATTTTAGAATGGCAAGTTTTGCAGTGAGCGATATCACTGCGAAGATTCTCAAGAACTTCGCAGGAATTTCCGACCAGATTCTACTCGTAGAGGGAAAGACGCAGAAGACCGTTGCAAGCGGCAAGTCCGTGCTTGCAATTGCAGAACTCCCCGAAGCGTGGCCGCAGGAAACGGGCATCTTCAGCCTCAATACGTTTCTCGGCACCCTGTCGCTCTTCACGAAGCCGGAAATCGAATTCGATGAAGACGTGATGGTGATTCGCGGTGAGGGAAGCCGCGTCCGTTATCGTATCTCCGACCCATCCACCATCACACAGATTCCCAACAAGACCTTCCCGACGCAGAATCCCGAAGTGCTGTTCGTGTTGTCGGACAAGGTGTTGGCGCAGATTAACCGCACTTGTTCATTGCTGGAACTGAACACGGTCGTGATTTCTGCGGACGGTGGACGTATCTTCGTTCGTGCATCGGACGCGAAGAATCCGAAGTCGCATGCGTTTGAATTTGAAGTTCCGCCGCAGGACATCAAGCACGGCAGCGGCAAATTTACGAAGGAACTGCCGCTAAAGCAGGAACATGTGGCTATGCTGCTTGACGGTTCCTATGAGGTCAGCGTGTCGTCATGGTCGTATGCCTACTTCAAGCACACGTCCGTTCCTATCTCCTACTTTGTTGTCGGACAGGCAAAAGAGAAGTAAGGTAGAGTAGTTTAATTGGCAAAACACCCGGTTTATACCCGGCAAGTCTCCTGATTAGAGAGTGTTGTGGGTTCAAGTCCTACCTCTACCACCAGATGGAACCTCTATTGCCCATATTTGGGCAATAGAGGTTCAAATGAATAAGCATTGTGGCCCGAGTTGCCATAGTCTAACCGAAACGTGGAGAGGCCGTAAGAACGGTTTACGTCAGAAACGGGTTGAAAAATATTTGGGTGTTTTGAGAAAAGAAAATGAATAAACGTGAGTTTTTCGCGTGGGTAGAAGCTTACAGACCGCAGACACTTGATGAATGTATTCTGTCCGAAAGCGTTCGCGCAACGTTGCAGGGCATCATCAATCAGCAGGACATGCCGAATCTCCTGTTAACAGGGAAAGCGGGCACCGGAAAGACAACTGTTGCCAAAGCACTTGTCCGAACTCTGGAATCCGATGCACTCGTTATCAATGCATCGGACGAGAACGGAATCGATGTGCTCCGAACAAAAATCAAGGACTATGCCTCGGCGTTGTCCTTCGACGGTTCCCGCAAGTATGTCATTCTTGATGAAGCTGATTACCTTCATCCTACCTCAACACAACCCGCGTTGCGTGCGTTTATGGAAGAATTCAGCAAGACGTGCGGGTTCATCTTGACCGCGAATTTCCCACAACGGATTATTACACCGTTACATTCACGATGCAGTATCGTAGATTTCAAGATTCCATCGAAGGAACGGCAGACGATTGCGGCCGCATTCGCAAAGCGGGCGATTGATATCCTTACGATTGAAGGGGTCAAGTTCGACAAGCGCGTGGTGGCAAACGTTGTGGCGATGTATTTCCCCGACTTCCGCCGCGTCCTGAACGAGCTACAGCGGTTCTCAGCGACAGGGGAACTCTCCGAAGCAATCTTGTCGCAGTTGTCGGATAAAGACGTTTCTGAGTTATTTGGTGCGCTTAAGAGCGCAGATTTCAGCGCAGTCCGGAAGTGGATTGCGCATCATGACGACATGGACGAAACGGCATTCTACCGGATGCTGACGGATAACGTTCCAAAGCAAGTGCAGCCAGATTGTCTGGCTGAACTTATCGTCCAGATGGCGGACTATAGCTATCGGTCTGGATTCTGTGCAGATAAACAATTGAATGCACTTGCGTGTCTTGTGGAGATGATGCATGCGGCCCGCTGGAAATAACTACAAGCGTTTTTGTATGACACCCGATATTATCAACGGAATCTTTGAAATCATTGGTTCTGTCTTCACGTGGATGAATGTGTATCGCGTTCACAAGGACAGAGGATATGCAGGTATTTACGTTCCCGCGGCCGCGTTTTTCTTTTCATGGGGGTTCTGGAACCTTTATTTTTATCCCCATCTCGACCAGTGGTTCAGTTTTGCAGGCGGTGTCAGTCTTGTAGGTGCAAATCTTGCGTGGCTCGGCGCCATGTTCAAATACGGACGGAAGATATGATTCCATTTCTCTTGAAACTGTTCATCTCCATTGCGCTGGTGTTCGTCATTGCGAAGGCTGTCGGATTGCTGGAATTCGAATACTGCGCGAAGAAGGACGAACAGGACGCCATCGAATGCTTTGCCCGCGGCATAAAGGACGAACCCATTGACCTTTAATGAATATCGCGACGGGACCGTTCGTCGCACACGCACCCGGAAAATCACCATTGACCCCAAATACTTCCCGCTGATAAATGCGTATTCGGGACTCGCGGGTGAGGTAGGGGAACTAATAGACGTTATCAAGAAAGAAATCTTTCATGGGGTTCCTGCTGACCGCGAAAAGGTTAAGAAGGAACTCGGAGATGCACTCTACTATTTGACGTGGGTTGCAGATTGGTTTGAGTTTGACTTGTTTGACGCCGAAAAGGATGTTGCCCAAGTGAACGCAGACAAGCTTGCGGCGCGCTATCCAAACGGATTTGTTCAGGGCGGTGGAATCCGCACAGGCGATGGCCGGTAATTCTCGCGTGTTCGAATATCTTAATGCGCTGTCGCACACAAAAGATGAGCGGCCGTTGCAAGATATTGACTTTACAAAGCACTATCTCCCCTACATCATCAATCATGCGTTAAGTTATCATCATGATGCGGTTCTTGCAGCGAATATGATGAACGAGCGCAACACGCTGGACCCGGCGTTACAGTTCCGGTTTCTCCTAAATACTCTGCGACCACGGAAACGATTTTCTAAGTGGTTAAAAAACACGGTATCTGATGATGTGCAGGCCGTGGCAGAGTATTACGGATGTTCAATACGCCACGCACGTGACCTTGTTCCGTTGCACACTTCCGAACAACTTCAAACAATTCACAAACGAATTGATAAAGGTGGGAAGTAGTTTGTTTTATTATTTGGGTAGGAAGAAACGTCTGGCGGGATTGTACCCCGAACTCTTATTTGATTTAATAGTAGAACCGTTTGCTGGTTCTGCTGCTTATTTTAAGAATTCGGGAGCGTAAATCTTTAACCATTCGATAGCCCAAGCAGTTTTGTCCGATACGCGCTGTCCCGCAGGTTGTGCTTTTGACCACAGTTCAAGATTTTCCGAAACGTTATCATGACGAATGCCGTTTTTGTGATGCACGTTCTCTTTAGGAAGTAATTTCCTTCCAAGTAGCTGTTCCATCACAAGAATATGTTCGCGTTCGTATTTGATGTGACCGTCGGGTTGGATGACGCGCACTCGGACGTATCCATTATTGTCAATGAATTTTCCGTCACCCCAACGGTAATGCTTCTCGCGTTTAGGTGGATTTGTTGGAGTATTTTTTCGACGTTGCGAAGAAAGTTCTCGTGCAAGACATCCACAACTACGCGTCTTTCCTGAACGTAAGTTGGGGCCGAAAACCTTCGCGGCAGACCCGCAGGAGCAGAGGCACTGCCAGTAACGATTGCCTACGTAAGAGATTACTCTGAGACGACCAAACGTTTGATTGGAAATGTTCTTGAGCATACTGGTTGTTATTTATTGAAAGGAGTCTATTGGGAGCGAATAGCGAGTATTCCGGTGGAGTTTCTAAATAACCGGAATTCAACTTTCCTTTTGAAAGGTGTCGTTATGACTCCCAATTTACATGTTCTACCGCCCCATGTGGCTGCGGTGATTCGCGATTGCGTGGAAGTAACTCTACCGTCTCCGGATGAATTTTTGAAGGTTAAAGAGACCTTGACCCGTATTGGGGTCGCTTCCCGCAAAGATAAAACGCTGTTTCAGTCCTGCCACATTTTACATAAGCAAGGCCACTATTACCTTGTTAGTTTCAAAGAGCTTTTCCTGCTTGATGGAAAAGCTGCCACAACCAACTTCACCGACGACGACAAACGCCGACGCAATACTATCGCTTTGATGTTAGAAGACTGGGGTCTTATAAGTATTGTGAACAGGGATGCAATCAAAGATTTTGTTTGTCCATCCCATCAAATCACAGTATTGCCGTTTCGTGAGAAGCCAGAATGGAAGTTGGTAGCCAAGTATGAAATCGGAAAGAAAAGGCCGGTTCAGTGATTTGACGGGACAGCGGTTCGGTCGTCTGGTCGTTGTCTCTAAGCATAAGCACCCTACACGAACAGAAGCATACTGGAAGTGCTCTTGCGATTGTGGTCAAGAGACGATTGTTTCGGGGGGATGCTTACGCCGCGGCGATACGAAGAGTTGTGGATGTTACAACCAAGAAGTTCGTCAAGCGGCGTGGCCTCGCGGGGAAGCTTCGCAGAAGTGGAAGGGCGGACGGAGCATCCGAAAGGATGGGTATGTCACTGTTTACACTGGCGAAAAGACTCACAATTATGAACACATTGTAGTGATGGAGCGCAAGCTTGGGCGCAAACTTTCTGAGCACGAAACGGTTCATCACAAGAACGGTATTAGAGACGACAATCGTGAAGATAACCTTGAGCTATGGACTTCATCACATCCAGCCGGCCAGCGTATTGAAGATAAAGTTGAATGGGCCACAAATTTATTGCGACTCTATGCCCCCGAAAGGTTAAAATGATTCTTCAGCTTTAAACCGATTCTCGCGAATACGAGTGTAAGAATGCCGATTGATTCGAAAGTCGTAGAGGCTCTTGTTAGTGCGGCCGCGGATGGGATGATGTCTTATGCGTCAACCCATAGAACTACACCAGAAGAAGTGCTCAATGCGCTTTTGAATATGGCGGCCCGGGCTGTTGCGTTGTGTGACGACCCCAAACTTTCACCAGAAATTCGTAAGCATAACCGAGCGGCGTTACAGAGCACGCTACAGCAGCTTCTTCTAAGGACTGCTGATTCCGAACGCGTTGTATGAGTGCAACAAAGGCCGACTTCATCGAACTTGGGCAATTGCAACGGGGAGCACCCGAAGCGGCAATGCTCAAGGTGCAGCATTTCATTGGCGGCGGAGTCATGAGTTTTTGTGTTGAACATATCGGGGATTTGATGCACCGAATGAACGACCGAAATACGTGGGACTCCGCTGGATATGAATATGTAAAAGATAAAGTAGAGAAGACGCTGCGCGTGCTTCGAAGCGAGTATGGTTTTGAACGGGAGTTTGAAGAAAACTTGAAAAATAATGCGGAATACCACAAGAAAGATTCTGTGGAATTTCGCGCACAAGCGTTCAAGCTGCTTGACCAGTATGCGCAAGCCCATGCCAAATTACCTGTTTACAATGCTGCGCATAAGTTGTGTCGCGCGGCCGCAGTAAATCTTGGTCTTCGGAATTTTGTAGCATGTCGTCTTGCACTTGGAACATTGAAAGAAGAATTGCGCGACCTGAAAACGTGGGTCGTATTTGCCCGTGAAGGACTTACAGAGTCCTACAAATTACCTGATTCTATTTGGAAGTGAATTATGCCAAGTTTTGATGAAGTTGTGAGTGCATTGAAATCTGAACGTAGATACCAGAACATGCGTTGGTCTGGTCATACACACGAAATTGAAGCGTATCTTGTTTTTATGCGCTCGTATATGCGTGAACTAGAAGATTTGCGCTCGCGTAACGACGGAGAGGCTGTCAAGGAACAGTCAATGCATCTTATGCGCAAGATTACGACACTTGGTGTGGCGTGTATGGAAGAACACGGCGCTCCTGTGCGAATCTTCTAAGTGGTTAAATTAAAATGGAACCTGTGATTTTGTGTCCGAAGCTTCAGCTTCAAACCGATTCTCGCGAATACGAAGTTCTGTATCATGCGGCAGTGCAGAGTGCGACTGTCCCGGGTGCATCTGTCGAAATTGGCGTGCGAGAAGGTGGTGGCTCTGAACTCATCATGCGGGCGTCTCACGGATACAACCGTTCCCGCGTGCATGTCGCCATTGACCCGTGGGGTGACCTCCCCTACATTCTGTCTGGTCAGGATAGCGGCTATCATTACACAGACGAAATGCGTCATCGTTGTATGGTGGGACTGTCCACAATTCAGTATAAGACTGGTGTGGATGTGCTTGTGATGCCGATGTGCGACACGGACTTTTTCGAACGCTATGCGGATGGGGTGCCATTTTATCGCGCTGGCCAGGACGAGTCAATCACGCGGTACAGTCTGGTACACTTTGACGGACCACACAATCTTGATGATATACGGAAAGAAGTGGACTTCTTCACAGACCGTATGTCCTGCGGCTCATGGTGGGTCTTTGACGACGTGTATCTTTACGACCATGCTGCGTTGGAAACAGACATTCTGGCTGCTGGATTTGTGCGGCAGGACGCTCCGTATAGTCCGCAGCGGCCTAATCCAATTAAAGCTAGTTACCGTAAGGTGGGATAAATGACGTTTCTTAGTAAGTGGTGGAAATCGTTTCCGATTGTTCCGCCGGCGACTCCCTTACCGACTCCCCTACCGATTCCTGTTCCGACCATTGGCCCGGTTGCTGCTGATGGACGCTGGCGTATCGCGGAACCAGGTTTGACGTTGATTCAGGACTTTGAAAAGTGCCGATTAGAATCGTACCGAGATGCTGTTGGCGTTTGGACGATTGGCTGGGGAACGACGTATATCAACGGGTACCCTGTTGAGCCGGGAATGGTTATTTCACAGAAGCTTGCTGATGAATTGCTTATTGAGGCCTGTCAAGAGATTGCTGATGCAATTCAGCCGTTGGTACGGCAGCCACAGACACAAAATCAGATTGACGCCCTGATTAGTTTCACGTATAATGTGGGTGTCTCCAATTTCAAGCAATCCTCAATACTCCGCTACATCAATGGCGGCAAACCATTGTTTGAAGATTTGTTTGTTCGTTGGAACAAAGCGACGGACAGACAAACAGGACAGCTTATTGAACTCGCGGGATTGACGCGCCGACGCAAGGCGGAATTCCGACTTTACATGTCGTAAGGAATGACAATGATTACAACGAATGATGGATTTATCAACCACGGAACGGAACTTGGAGTAAAAGCAATTCACTTGGTGAGCGGTGAGGACCTTATCGGAAAAGTCTTCAGGTCATTCATTGAGGGGAAATCGTTCTACGAAATCGAACAGCCGTGGCTTCCTCACACTCAGTTGACGCCACAGGGCACGATGAGCGTGATGCTGCTGCCGTATCGTCCGTATCTCAAGGAAAATGCCAAGTTGGTGATTCCGGATAATATGGTGATGTTCGTTGCAGATATCAACGAACGAATGGAAAAACTGTATCTTCAGAGCACTAGCAATCTTACGGTTACGTCACAGATGCCGAATGCACGTAATCTTGACGAACTCTTGAAGAAATAGGTTCCGTGAAACACACTGCGAAACAAATTCGTTTTCAGAAGGCGCTCAAGGTTAGCGACCAGTATACATACGTCGCGACCTTGGGCAATTCTGTTTATGCGCGGGCCCGCCGCAATGACGGGACACCTATCTACGTAGAACAGAAATACTCCCCCATCTACTACATTCCGTGTAACGAATCAGATGCTACGCATCGGGGGTTTGACGGAACGCCACTAATTCCCCACATGTGCGATACGATTTATGAGGGGAAGGAATTCATTCAAGAATCGAAGCTGCCTGTATTCGGAGACATTCAGCCCGAATATATGCTTCTGTCTGACTGTTACGGTTCTAAAGACGTTCACTTTGAAATGGATGTTCTTTATATTTGGGACATCGATATTGAAGTTGACCGTGACCCAGTAAAGGGATTCGCCCCGATTGAAGACCCGTTCAACCCAGTTGTTGGCATCACGGTTATTTGGCGCCACATGGGACAGACGGGCAAAGTTATTTACGGTCTTCCGTCCTCAAAGGCGGCGCAATACGTTCCAAAGGCCGACGAAACGTTTATTCGGTGCGAAACTGAAGAAGAACTGTTGTTGCGGTTCATGGACGATTTTCGTTCGGGTGGGGATTATCCAGATATCGTGACGGGCTGGAACATTCAATTCTTCGATATTCCCTATTTGGTGAACCGGTGCAAGCGACTGTTTACGGAAGACATCTGGATTCGGTTGTCTCCGCTTCAGCGTATGTCGGAACGCCGGGTCATTCTCTACGGTCGTGAACAGATTGTCATCGACCTACAGGGAGTCGCGATTCTTGACTATTACGAACTGTATCAGAAGCTTCGTGGTGTGCAGCGAGAGTCATATCGTCTTGACTATATCGGACACGTGGAACTGAAACTCCGTAAAGTGTCTTATGAAGAGTATCGGTCGCTTGACCGTCTCTACCGAGAAAACTACCAGTTGTTCGTGGAATATAACCTGCGAGACGTGCAGATTGTTGAAGACCTCGATGCGAAGCTGAAACTTATCGACCTCGTCTGCGCGCTGGCATACGGGGCGAAGTCAAATTTCGCGGATTGCTTCAAGCAGGTTCGCTTGTGGGACATTATGATTTACCACAAGTTGCGTAATGAAGGCAAGCAAATTCCCCCACGAAAGCAGGAAGACAAAAGCGACCAGTATGCAGGAGCCTATGTCAAAGAACCTTTGGTGGGGTTCCATAAGTGGGTATGCTCGTTTGACGTGGCGTCCATGTATCCGCACATCATTCGTGAATGGAATTTGTCACCAGAAATGATTGTGGGGATGGGACCGGATTTTGGAATTGATGTTCCGTCTAACACAGACGGAAAAGTTGAAATGGCCTTGTCGCGGCAATTTGATTTATCGCCGTTACGACAGGACGATTTGACGATGGCGGTCAACGGGGCTGTGTGCCGCAGGGATGCTGAGGGATTCCTGCCGAATATGCTGAAGACGCTGTATGACGAACGCATTCGCTTCAAAAAGATGATGAAGGATGCGAAGAAAGCGTTGGAGAAAGAAACCGACCCCACGAAGCGTAAGGAGCTAGAGAAGAGCATCGCA